GATCTACTCTGTGCTTGCCATCCCGCTGCGCCACCATCCCCGGCGTGTCTTTCCAGTCTCTCGCGCTCGGTGTCACCCACCCAGTAAAGTCTGTCTCGAATGTGCGGCGCACCGACGCCCGCAGACGAAAAAGCAACCGCTGCGCAGGCGTAACCTGCGCCTTCCAAGTCATCGAATACAAGGTCGATCCAAGCCCCTCCAGCCTCTTCATTAGATTCAGTGTTACTCGCTCCTGAAGTTCTTCGCTCGTCATTTTTTACACCTTGTTTTTCAACCACTGCACGATGATTGACATCGCCACTTCCTCCCCCCAGTCCCCCAGCATCGCGTTCACTGCAAAAGCTACGATCCGAACATTCCCGTAGATGTAGCCTTTGCTCGGATCGATCCTGTCCAATGACGGCGTGTTGTATGCCCTCCCTGGAGCAACCCCCAGAGCAAGAGCAATCCCCGACACCTCGCAGATCGCTTTGGATATGCGCTCCTGTATTTGAGCCACATGCGCATCCAAGTCGAAAGCAATCCCCCTCTTTTGACTCCTTCTCCTGCACTCCGAAATCAAGTAAGCCGCCCGGTTCTTGGCCCTGTATTCCCTCGAATAAATCTCTGTTTTCTGACTTCTTTTCGCTCTTGCGGCTTTTCGCGCCTCTGTCGAATTTGACCGCCAGGTCTTTTCGTACTCCCTCTGGCACTCCTTGCATAACGGCCTCAATCCGAGCCTTCCTCTGCCGGAATATTTCCGATACTGATCCAGGGGTTTGACCTCCCCGCACACCGTACAAGCCTTCGTTTCCATAGCCAATTACTCCTTTTGATGCAACCTGTTCACCAAATATTATATCCGGTGAACAGGTTGCAATCAATCTCATCCAAACCGGCCACAGGTGCCGCTCGTCGCCAAACCCCTTTCCTTTGCCTGCCGCGCTGAAAGGCTGACACGGGCATGATCCTGTCCACACTGGTCGGTCGTCGCTCCATCCTGCTTGGCGCAGGGCGTAGCTCCAGACGCCAATGCCAGCGAAAAAATGGCATTGGGTGAAACCTCTGATGTCGCTGGGGCGAACATCCTCGATCGATCGTTCATCTACTTCTCCTGGGGCAATAAGCCCCGCATCAATTAAATTTCTGAGCCATTGCGCTGCAAATGGGTCGAATTCGTTGTAGTAGGCTGCGCGCATTCGTCGTGCCTGCTTTATTCGTTGGTTTGATTCATATATTCCCCTTTTTTGGCCCTCTTTTCGGTGTCAACCCCGGCTTGCCACGGTACTGGTATTTGCCGACTATGCGAAAGTCGGCGCGGTTGGACTCACATAAATTCCGCAGGGCGCACTGAAGACTGGCGATACTTCCACCCAAAAGATCAGGTGGTATCTCATTGAGGTAAACCCAGTCTTTTTTCTCCAGGAGCCACTGGTGTAGGACTTCGCGTTTGGTTATTTTCATGGCCGCAACCAATCAAACCAGCCTTGGTGTAAACCGTAGTCAACTAAAAAAACAGCAACGGCAACTGCAACCATGAATGCAAAAAAGAACTGCGCAGACTGCATCCGTGTCAGTGGTATGTATTCATCACGCTCAATCTCTGGCACATGGAGTTCCATGTAAGCTTTGTCCCATTCGTTCATAGTTTCTCTACCCTTCCGTTACGGTAAAAAAGTTTGTCTAATTGGCGGCTTGGCAAGGCCATTGCATCGTTGCACCCTGGTCGGCCATTGAATTGCTTGAGGTCTGATCCGTCATACGGCTCGCTTGTTGTGTATGAACGAGCTGTTGCAATGCGCGATTTGCTGAGTGAAAAGCCGTAGGTGCGACACCCTTTTTTTGATACTGCATAGGTGACTTCGCCATACTCTTCGGCATGCACAATGAAGCCATTTCTGAGAGCGGCATTGACGTCGCTTTGTTTTGCTTTGGTCATGCCGATAAGCTCTTGCTTAAGCATGGGGCCTATTTTGTAGAGCGCAGATACGATAGCTTGTTGCATTCTTCTTTCTCTTTGTGTTGTTTTGTATTATGCCGTAAAGCAAACATAAAGGCAATAAAAAGCAACAAGTTTTCAGTTTGTTGCTTTTTGTATTCAAGCTTCGCCGTCAAGCTCTTCGATCAGGTCTTCAATAAGACCGTTGATTTCTGTGGTGGCAATGACGACGTCTGCATCAAACTGATCGACTTCTTCTGGGTGCCCTTCAAGGAGGTTGCCAATGATGTCGATCTTCTTGAGCGTGAGGTTATCTGTCAGTGTGAAGTTGACGCGACCCAACCAGGTTAGGTCAAGACTGGCTGGCACCATGCCTGCAGTTAGGTGATCTTTGATTTCCGGAATGTCAAGCTTGTGCTTGATGTACTTGACCTTGGTGCCGTCTTCCGATTTAAGCTCGCAGCTTTCTTCAATGGCCAGGCTTTCGGGGGTTCGAACCTCCATCAGCCAGTCGTTCATCGCGTCGGCTGGTGTTGTGCTTGTTTTGACGTTTCCAATCTTAAGACCATTCAAGGCGTTGAGCAGTATGCCAGCCAAGGTATTCGCCTTGGCTTGACTGGTGGTGCCAACAACCAGCTTCTTGCCAACAGGGTCGAGCCAGGCAATGATGGCCTCATGTTTTGGGAAAGCCTTTGGCAGCAGACCTTGCGTGATTTCATATTTGAGTTCACGGCGCTCCTTCTTGTCAGGCTTGCGGCCAGTAGATTCTTCGATCTGCTGAGTTGCAACTTTGAGTTGTTTATCAATGATGTCAGCCGGAACTTTCTTTGTCTCAATCATGAGCTTGAAGACAAGCTGACCATTGATGCATTCGCAAAGAGCGCCGTTCTCTTCGCGTGGCGGGACAAAGCCGATGCTGCATTTCTGGGTAGATTCGCAGGGTATGAAGGCTATAGCCGCAAGTGCGCCAAGGACATCAAAGTCTGCGGCAGGTAGGGCGGTGAGGTGGTAGAAGATGGCGTTGTTGATCATGGATTTCTTTCGTTAATTTGGACCCTTAAGAGCTTTTTAGCTTTGGGCATTTTTTGTGTATAACTTTTGGCGGCTCATCGTTTTGAAATTTTGGGCCATTGGTGAATGTGCATTCTTTGCCATCCTGAAATGGGCAAGCTGCACATGACGTGATCGTCTTGGATGGATAAATCTGGAATGTCTTTTCCATGATCACCCTTACATTGCCAGGCAACGGGCAGAGCCGCGCATGGGATTGGCGAATGGGATGTCGTCATCCATGGCTGCAAAGCCACCAGACTGGCCTTGGCGCACAGGCTGCGGCGCCTGGCGTTGTGGCGCGGCTTGACGTGCTGGTTGCTGGCCTTGCTGACCGTCAGGCTTCCCGCCAAGCATTTTCATCTCGCTGGCCTGTATTTCGGTGGCGTACTTTTCGACGCCATCTTTGTCGGTGTATTTGCGCGTTTTAAGTTTTCCGCTGATGTAGATCAACGAACCTTTGTGCAGGTACTGACCAGAGATTTCAGCCAGCTTGCCGAACATTGAAACGCGATGCCACTCCGTGGCTTGTTTGGCTTCGCCGGTGTTTTTGTCTTTCCACTTCTCAGTGGTGGCAACGGCCAGGTTGGCGACTGGTTCGCCCGTTGGCAGTTGTCTAACTTCGGGGTCACGGCCCAGGTGGCCAATGATTTGGATTTGGTTAAGCATGATTTTCCTTTTGGTTTGTTACTGGTGTTTTGAATGCCGCATCTATCTCCCACCCAAAAGATAGACGGCCTTGGACAGTTCCTTTATTGATGCCGTACAGTCTGCAAGCCTCACTTAGCGTCAATGTTTTTTCATCAATCAAAAATAGTCTGTTGTTGCTCCTGTTGTTGCCTTGAGTCATCTGGCTTGCCCACCGACAGTTTGATGGCTCGTAGTTCCCGTCGTTGTCCTTTCGGTCAACCGTCATGCCAGGCGGTCGCGGCCCCATGTCCTTCAAGAAGTTTTCATAGACCTGCCACCTTTCGCAAACCGTTATCCCTCTGGCACCATACCTATGCCACTTTGTGTGGTTTGGGTTGTTGCATCGCTGCAGCATTCCGTGCCACGCAAAGTATTCTTTCGTTCCACTCGCCCCGTGTGTTACTTGGCTCCGCAGAATCTCTTTGTTGGCGCATCCGCACGATGTGGTCGAGCCATATCGGAGTGATTGGCCAAGGATGGACTTGGTTGCACCGCAATCACATACGCATACCCATCTTGCATTGCCATTGGCGTCGCTGCCGTTACGGCTCATCACTGTCAACCTACTAAACCTGAGCCCGACCATGTCTTTGACTGGCATTCGGATTTCCTTTTGTGGTGGTTACAAAATAGCGGTGATGTCTTTGATGCCAAAGTAAACAGCGATGCAGCCTTGCACATCAGCCTTGGCGCCGTGGGCGCCTTCAAGGGCTTTGCCTGTGAAGTGCTGATAGGCTTCGGCCAGCTTGGGCAGCTTGTTCTTTGCCAGCTTGGTATGTGGGCGCGCCAGTTGGCAGGTGCATTCGGCCGTGCCCGACTTCCAAAGCGCCATCTCGCTTTCAGATTTGCCAAAGCGCGACTGTGCGATGCGGACAATGCGCGCATCGAATGCCTCGTTGTGGCCTACGCGCAGGCGCTCACCCCATAGCGCCATGAGCATGGCTATTGCCATTTCCTCAGGGATGCCGACGTCCATGGCGTGCTCGGTGGTGATGCCATGGATGGCTGTCACCTGCTCTGGAATCGTCCAGCCATCGGGTTTGACAATCACATCCATACTGGCGATGGTGCTGCGCGTGCCCAGGTCAACCAGGTTGGCTGCCAACTGCACGATGTGCGGCTGGTCAGGGTGGCAGGACGGCTCCTTGTACAAGGGCAGTCCTGTGGTTTCGGTGTCGTAGAAAAGGGCGAGGTTCAAGATGTACGCCTTACGCCGCCTTGCGGTAAAGGTCGGCAACAAAGTTCAGCACTGCGGTGATCTGGTTGGCATTGAGGTTGTCAAGCATGGTGTTGATGCGCTGGCGCTCTGTATTCATGCTGCCGACCAGGATGTCACTGGCAAGCCTGACGGGTGTCGCAACAGGTGTGGCATTTTGTTGAACGCCGGGAATCTCCTGCTCAGGCTGTTTGGCCACATTGGTTTCGGCCTCAAGGCGGACAGCCTCCTTGGTCTTGTGGTCTTGAATGCGTGCAGCAACCACAGCCGCAAAGTCTTCTGAGTCTTTAAGACAAAGGGTGCTCAGGTCTGCGAACAAGAATTGATAGTCAGCCAGGCCGGTGGTTTTGAGGTTGAGCTCAATGCGGTCAGCCAGTGCAGAGGCTTCGATCTTGGTGCGTGCCAGCTCGGTATCAATGGCGTTGTGCAGTGATTCGATGGTGCGCTTGTTCTTGACAACGTCGCTCCAGTTGCCATTGATGACAGGCATATAGGGTTTGCCGATGCGCTCATTGAGCTTGCTGACGTGTTCGCGCAACTTGTCATGCGCTTCGTGGATGAGGTTTGTTTTGATGAGTTCTTTTTGTTCCTTGACGGATTTCTCCAGCTTGAGGCCCAGTGCATCAAACTTGCCAGCGTAAAGTTCAAGGGTGCGAACCGCATCACTGATGCTGGCGATTTGCTCAATCACTTCTTTGGCTTTTGTCTTGAGTGCCTTGGCTGTAGTGCGGGAAAACTTGGCATTGGATTCGCCATCAGCAAAGTCCTGATCAGTCACCAGCGTGGTTTTGGTGTTGGCCAGGTAGGTGTCGAACTTGGGTGTGACCTGGTCCAGGTTGGAGGCTGACAGTTGGCCGGTGACATTGATCACCACGACAGGCAGTTGTGACTGCACATCAACCTCTGTTTTTGTGACTGGCGCCACAGGCACATAGGCAGCAACATCGGCTTCAAGCTGTTCCCAGGCATCAATGATCTGGCCGCGCAGGACAAGGTTTTTTTCGTACCAGCAGTGGCGCTCTTCAATCAGGGTATCGCCGTCCCATTTGCTGGCCATGAACAATACCTTGTCGCATCCGGCAACGAGACACTGTTGCTCCATCTGTATCTGGTATTCCATTGGCAGGTCTGCGCCGGTGCAGCCGTCAACCATGGTTGAGCGCAGGGTGTTGTTCAGGCTTTTATGTTCAAAGCCAATGTCTTCCTCCATGGTCAGCCCATCGAAAGATGCGGAGTATTTGCCGAGTGAACCCGTTACCGGGTAGAGATCGCTTCCAATGATCGACTCAGCCAGTGGTCTGGCGAGTGCCTCGAAGCGATGCCCATCGTCAAATCGGCGCTGGGTGGCTGGATCAACTTCCGGGATGATTTCGGTAGCACGCTCTTTGATAAGCTGGTTTCTGGTTTTATAGCTCGATTGCCCCATGGCAGCCGGTGCATCGGAAGCATTCAAATGCTCAATCCTGTAGGCATGCCACTCTTTGGTGCCCTGCAATAAATTATGTGTTTTCATGGTTACTCTCCTTTGATTTGAGCGGCTTGCGCTTTGGTGAGGGTGAATTTGGTTTGCAGTGCCGAGATGATTGCGTCTGGGGTTTTCTTGCCCTGAGCAATAAGCTCTTTCCAGGCTGGCAGCTTGCTGTTGAATTCTTCATCGGTGTAGCAAGGCAGAGGCTGGCGTTGTTCGTTCCCAAATGGGCGGTCAGGCTGGTCGTCATAGGCACGGCCATCGTCGTCCGGCAAGTCCATGGTGGCCAGACCGCATGCCGCAAGCAGGGTGTAGCGCTGCAAGTAGGTCTGCGCAGAGGCAATAGCTTGGATGTTGTTTTTCTTGCCACTGATGTCGGGTGGCGACTGCATGCTGTTTGATTCGCTGTGGCCCATGCGGTGCGTGATGCGGCAAGTGACAATGATCATGTTGCCTTCTTGCTTGGTTTCCCAGCTGTGGCTGAAGCCGTGACTGGCCAGCGTATCCACGATGGCTTTTGTTACATCACCAATGGTGGCGTGCATGTATTCGGTGCCAGAAAAGCTGACCAGCTTGTTTTTGTAGATTTCTGGCGGGTTGAGTTTGAAAGCCGCCATGTCGGCCACATACGCTTTACGCGCTTCATTGGCTTCCCACTCTTTTTGCAGCTCCATGATGCCCTTGAGGTGCTCAAGCGACATGCCTGCCTGCAGTGCTGCAATGGCGTTGGCCATGGGGCCGACGGCAAGCTGGGTGGCGGGTGCAGTGTTTTCGATGACTGAAACTGTGTTCATGATGTTTTACTCCTGTTGAAATGTATTATGCCGTAAAGCAAACAACAATGCAAACTAATTTGCAATTGATTGTTGTTTTTCTGTTAAGCAGAATGGGTTTGCTGATGTATCAGGGACGGGGACTGACTTGGGCCATAGCTCTCGCCAAACGAGCTCGCGCACGGTTCGGATATGGGCGGACAACCAAACCTGCTGGCGCTGCTCTTTGGTGCCATTGCCTTGGTCAAGGGCCATGTGGCAGGCGTAACACAGGCTGGCGACCGCCGTATCGCTTGCCTTGATGCCGCGCCCTTTGCCGTGCTGACTCCAGTTGGAGTGCGCTGCAACCACGGTGCCGTCATCAGACCCACAGTTTTGGCAAGGTATCAGGCGGCAGGCCTCTATCAACTTTTTGCTTCTGACGTAGGCGTGCTTTGGGCGTGAGATCATCGAAACTCACGAGAAATCCCGGCGTTCAGGCCGGGGAGGTAGAGGGCGGCAGCAAAGAACTTGGCTTGCATTCCGGCACAGTGAACGCAGTGTGCGAGCAGTACGCCAAGTCGCGCAGCCAGAAGAAACGGCCCTATCTGCGCTACCGTGGCAAGAAATCTACAGGCTGGGTGCCGCTCAAGGGCCGCGATTTGAAGCGAGAAGGTAATGCATTTCGCTTTGCGGGCAACACGTTTCGCGTATTCAATAGCCGTGCGCTTCCAGCTGGCAAGATTAAGGACGGCACGAACTTCTCCCGAGATAGCCGGGGCAACTGGTTTTTGAACATCGTGATCGAGTTCGAAGCTGCTGCGCCAGGCGCTCGCCATCCGGTCAATGGCGTGGGCATTGATCTGGGGCTCAAGGACTTCGCCACTCTGTCCACGGGCGAGAAGATCGAAGCGCAACACATCTACCGGGGCACTGAACAGGCCCTGGCAGTTGCGCAACGGGCTCACAAAAAGAAACGGGTTAAGGCGATACACACCAAGATTGCGAATCGCCGCAACGACTTTCACCACCAGCTCAGCACCCGCATCGTGCGTGAGTTTGATTACATTGCGGTAGGCAACGTGAATGCCGCCGGGCTCGCCAAGACCAACATGGCCAAGTCCGTTCTCGATGCAGGTTGGTCGTCCTTCAGAAGTCAACTCGCGTACAAGGCTATTAAGCATGGCGCATGGTTTGAAGAAGTGAACGAGAGCTATACAACCCAGACCTGCTCGGATTGCGGCACCCTGCCAGATTCGAGGCCGAAAGGTATCGCAGGCCTTGGAATAAGGAATTGGATTTGTTCTGAGTGTGGATGTGTGCATGATCGTGATGTGAATGCCGCAAAAAATATCCTGAAGAAGTTTGGTTCCCGTGCCGGACATGGCACGCCAGTAGTGGGAATCTCCGTCCTTTAGGGCGGGGAGGATGTCAGGCATACCTCATGATTTGCTCAACCAGATTCCTGAGCTCTTGCTCATCCATGTCGCCGTGGTAAACGTGTTTGAGAGCGCAGTCGATCAGGCTGGAGTAGATTTTCTCGAACGCTTCCTGGTCACAGTTGGCAAAAGACAGGGACTTGGCCTTGAGCTTGATGTGCCCACGGATGTCAAAGGTCACGTTGTAGTGGCCAGCCAGAATGACAAACTGCTCACGCCAAACATCAAAGTCAGGCTTGGCCTGGATGCCTTTGTATTCGGCCATTTCAAGCTTGTCGCAGAAACGCTCATAGCAAAGCTGAAGCAGGCTGAAAGCCTTGTTGTGAAAAGCGCCATTGCGCATCAGCCTGAATTCACCTCGGATGATTTCGCCTGCCTTGAAGCGCGAAAGCTTGGTAGCTTCTTCGCTGTTGATGGGTATCAGCGCACCGTTTGGGGATCGTGCCATGAGGACTTCCATCAGCAAAGCCCATTGAGTTGGTGTTTTTTGAGTGCAGCGACGGCAACGGGAACGATGGGCTCAATCAGCTTGAGCATGGCCTGTGCATAAACTCTGATCTCGTACTGGCTGTGCTCATGCAAACGCAGCTTAAGGAAGTGAGACAGGTTGTGAAGGTTCATGCTGGTGAACATGTGGCTGTAGGTGTTGACAGGCAACACGCCACGGGCCAGTTCACGCGGACAGCCGCTTTGAATCAGCTTGTGGTACATGGCATGCGAAAGCGCGCACATGCTGGAAATTTCGTCCTGAATCAATTCGGCTTCAGGGTGAATTGTTTCGGTGCGCATCTGTTTGTTTGATGTGCTTTGCGTGGTGATCTGGCTAACTTCTGGGATGTAATACTCTTCTGGCAGTTTGGCGTAGCGTGCCGATATTTCGTTGATTGATTGGGTGCGGTGCCGATGCCACTGCCGAAATACAAAGATCGGCGCTTTCACTTCAAAGGTGAACTGCACACATTCCAGCGGGCTGGTGTGGTGGTTGCGGATAAGGTAGTCAATGAGCTTTTCGTCTTTGCCTTCGTCAGCACCAGCACGCCATTCGGCGTCATACGAGACCCGCGCAGAGCGCACGATGGATAGGTCAGACCCCATGTGGTCGATAAGCCTGATAAAGCCGCGGTTGAGTAGTTTGATTTCATTCATTGTTACTTGCCTTGGAAATAGTCGCACCGCCAAAGGACGGTTTTGACGGGTTGAAAATTCTTGGTCTTGCAGGCGTTGCGTTCTTTGCAGTAGTCGCCACTGAGGTGTTTGCAGGCCAGACAAATCTTGCGGTCGTCATGCTTGTCGCGGTCGCGTAGCATGAGTTGGTTGGCCACCGCTTCAGCGTCAGCGGTGTACCTTGACAGTACTTTGACACGGCCCATGAACAGCTTTATTTCTGCACCGTTCATGGCGTCAGAGTTTGGCCAGCACCAGCGGTCAAGCGGCTCGCCTTGGTCGTTGCAATCCATTTGCGCAGGGTTTGTGATGCTTTGAATAATCCGCTCCTTCGGCATAGGTCGTTCCAGTCTTCGCCTTCAACGTCGCTCATCAGGTACGGCAGGCCGGTTTCTTTGGCAGCGTTTTCGCCAACGTGGCTGGCGTCGTTATCTGCAACCACGAACCCGCTGTGCGCCAGGCGCTTGAGGTTGTGCGCGCTAAAGCAGATGTGGATGCGATAGGGCAGTTTGAGCGCTTGCAGGCAGAGCTTGAGGCTCCAGCCAGTTGCCCAGCCCTCTACAAAAAAGTCAGTGCCATGGTTGTCAAGCAGAAACTCTGCCCTGGCGGTGATGCCGTCAGTGAGAAACTTCTTTGCGCCTGTCTTGTCGATCATTTGCACACTGCTCAACACTCCGTTGATGCGCATCGGGATGCACAGCAGGTTGGTCTCGATGTCTGGACGCCAGACCAGGCCGGTCATTTCCGGGAATCCCTTTGATTGCAAATAGGCGTGCTGCTCAGGGACGCATTGGTCAAGAATCCATTGCGCCTTTTGTGCTGCCATTTCGCCTCGCCTGGCGCGCTCACGGCCCTCCATGGAGCGGCGCACTTGCTCTTCTTTGCGCCTTGCCTCAATTTGCTTGGCACTTGGTTTTTGGTGTGGCTCAGTGGGTCGCCAGCCAAACGACTGTGCCTCTTTGTAAAGGCTTGCAATGGTGATGCCGGTGCCACGACAGCTTTTCCAAACAGCTTGCGCTGATTTGGCGTTGTAGTTGTGCGCCGTTTGCGACCACTGATTCCAGATGTCAAAGCCACCGTCACCCAACTCAGATTTGACGGACATGGCCATGCGCACCCAGGTGTCTCTTTCATCGGCTGGAATAAAGTCCAGGGCAGATTCAATCTCTTTCAATGGCGCCACCTTGATACGCCTTTGGCGTAAGCAATGGCTCTGCTTTTGACCCAGCCAACAACTTCTGGCGATGGGTGCTTGGCAGCTGGCTTGGAGGCCGGAGGATCGGTCTTGAATTTCTTTTTGTACAGGTGCCAGCTGTAGCCCGGCTTTTTGTTGTACTCTGACTCGTAACCGATCAGCTGGGCGTAGTAGTCAAGCTGGTCAACTTTTGGTTTGTCGCTGACCTTGACCTCTTTCATCACCCCGGAAATTGAGACAACGTCGTGGCGCCTGGTGCGGACGTGCCCACAGTGCCCACAGATGTCTGCGTTGCCCCAAAGGTAGCCGCAAGACGGGCACTTGGATGCTTCTTTTTCTTTTGGCGTTGGCTCGGTGCGTGGTTTTTTGTCTTCGCCAGTGTCAAGCGAAGTCACGCCATCGTTGTAGAGCTTGTTGAACGATTCCTGAAACCGGAGGTAGTTGCCACTATGGTCTTGCACTACGGCAAACTGCTTGTCTGGATACGGGCGTGCGACGCGCCCCATTTGCTGGACATGCTCTGAGAAACTTTTCTTCAGCGGCCTGGCCAGAATGACGTGATGAACATCAGGCTGGTCAAAGCCGCGCGACAAGATGGCCACCGAGATAATGACCTTGATGTCAGAGTCTGGCTTGGCAAAGTCGGCAAGCACTTCGGCACGGTACTCATCTTCATCATTGGATGAAATCTGCACAGCGTTGATGTCAGCCTCGATGAACTTGCGCGCCAGCTCTGCACCATGGGCAATGCCGCATGAGAAGCAAATGGTCTTGCGCTGCTCACCCCAGACTTCGTTTGAAATGCGGATGTAGTCAGTAACCACGTCGCCGACGATCTTCTGGCCGCGCGCCTCAAGCTCATCCTTTTGCCATTCGCCAGCCACGACCTTGACGCCCGTGGTGTCGATCTCATGGGCAACAAAGACACGGTAGGGAACCAGGTAGCCTTTATCGACCAACTCTTTCATGGTGATGACCGAGGTGACCGCAGAAAAATAGTTGCCCAACTCAGGATTGAATGGGGTCGCGGTGGCACCTATGACACGCAGGTCTTGGCGGTTGTTGAACAGACGCTTTAGTGATGTCCGAAGGCACGCATGGACTTCATCGACAAAGCAGATGTCAAACTGTGGCCAGCTGTCCATGCGCTCAAGGGTTTGTGCCGTGGCCACCTGGACCTGTGCATCTGGGCGAAAACGCCAATGCTTGGCCATCAGCACGCCATGATCGATACCGGCGGAGTCGAGGTGCTTGGAGAACTGCTCAACGAGCACGCGGCGCTCACAGATAAAGACAATTCTGGAACCCTTGGCCTGGGCTGCCTTGATCATTTGCAGCATCACGACCGATTTTCCGGCGCCTGTAGAAGCCGACAGAATCTGGCGGCGATGTCCATTGCGAAAGCCCTGGCGCAGGCTTTCAATGGCATCTTGCTGGTATTGCCTGTCTTCAATCATGCCTGCATCCTCCTGTGATTTGCCTCAAACACGGCTTTTGCAAACCCTGCTGGCGTGGCGCTGCGGATGCTGGCCCGGTCTGGCCCAGGGGGGCATTTGTGAATGCGGTCATCAGGATCACAAAGCCCTGGAGCCTGAAAGGGTGGCGGCATCACGAAACCGCCGCCTGTCCACAGGCATGTCTTCTTGGTGTAGTTGTCACCACTAAACCATCCAGTGAAGTGGTGCGGGCTGAAGTAATGGTCCGGCTTGCGCCAATAGCTTGAGATGCTGCTAACAGGGTTCTCGATGCCATAAGGCGCTTGCGACCATTCGCAGAACTCAACTGCCGTGGCAAACATTGACACCCCTTGGGCCAAGCGCCTCAATCCCTTTCCTTTGAACCATCGCGCACCGCTTACGGCAAGGTGGTCACATGGCGGGAAGGCAAACACGAATGCAATGCGGTCGCGGTCAATCGGGAGCAGCAATGGCACCATCAGGTCAGCGTGCTTCTTGTGAAGTCTTCCAATGATCGTCACGCCATCTGTGTCGTAGGCCACGGGGTGCTGTATGTCAACGGTCCAGCACTCATAACCCGCATCAAGCCACGGCTCGGCCATAATTCCAGTGATGTCAAACAAAAATACGGCGATGTCCTTCATGCTCGCAACCTCTTGAGTTTGTTTTGCAGCGATAGGCATTGCCGCTTGGCTTGCGCTGCTTCGTTTTGATATTGATCGCGTGAGCGGGTAACGGCCTCCAGGTTGATCTCCAGCGTGCGCACTTGTTGGCGAAGCTCTTTGGTGTGCGCAAGTGCCTGGGCTGCTTCGTCGTCAGTAGGGTGAAGAACAATCGCATCGAGCCGGTCTTGCAGTGCCTGGTTTTGCTGATGCAGTTCCTGGATGTGGTCTTGCGCCTCATCAAGCGCGGTGTATTTGGGCGTGTCTTGCGCTTTGGTGGCTGGCTCGGCTGCTGGTTGATTGGCTGGCTGCTCGGCGGCGCGGTTCTGCGCCTTGCCAATGCCACCGGTTTTCATTGTTGACGTGGTGCCGTGCTTGGTGGTGTAGGTGCGCTCTGTGGGCTTCTCACTCAAATCGGATTTGAGTGAGCGCCGAACTGAGCTGACAAAATTCTGTGACACCGCGCAGGTTTTGGCAATGGCGCCGTCGCTCCAGGCCGCCCACTCGGCATCGCCCAGCATGGCTAGTACCGACTTGCGCTTGTCGGCGTTGGTTGGGCGCTTGCCGTGTCTGCCATTGGCGCCAACACTGTAGAGCTTGGCGTCGCGGACAGTGCCTTTACGCACATCAGAGACGATGGATGTTTTGCCAGCTTGGGTGTGGGCGTGGTAGCGGTGGAAGCCGTCGGCCAGCCAGCCATCTACCCCGTCGTAAAAGACCACGACCGCAGGGAATTCGTCGCCCGACTTGATGGCCTCGGCGTATTCAGTGACAGTGTTGTTGTCGATCTGGACGCGTGATTGCGTGTCCCCGTCGATACGGATGCTTGCGATGTCGATGGTCTTCATTTTTGTAACTGGTGTTGCTTTAAGGCACACTTGTGCTGTAGGGACATTGAGATACCTTTGCTTTTTTTTTCCTAAACAGGCTATTTGTTTGCTAACGCACTTACTTACACGCTGCTTTTGTGCGAGACTTTGCTTAAGGAGCGCAGAGCAGCCTTCTCTTTGCGATGGGCCTCGCGCTCTTTAACAAGCGTGGCGTAGCTGACCTTGTTTTTTGAAAGCTTGACGATGATTTCCATCCATTCTGTAGGCATCAGAATGTGGCCAGACTTGGCATTAGTGATGTTGGATCGATGGATACCAAGTTGCTTTGCAATTGTTGTTGCCATGCCGTAGTTTTCATCTAACCATGCGCTGAATTTTTTCATAAATGTTGCTTTAAGCTTGAAACAGTTTAAGTGTACAGCAAACAATTAGGAGTGTGTTATGGATACATCAAAAGATATGGCGGTTTTGCGCCGGGCTAATCTGGAGGCATGGATGCACAAACACCGACTCAGCCAAACCGATGTTGCAAACAGGACAAACCGAAGCCGATCGCAGATTTCTCTGTTGTTCAAGCGGTTTTTTGGCGAGAAGCTGGCGCGCGATATGGAACGCGATCTGGGTATGCCAAGCGGCTTTCTGGATGACGACACAACGTCGCCCAAGGGGGTTGAGGCATGGGCAACACCGGATGATTTGCAGCTTGGTGTTTATGCACTGGTGCCAATGGTGATGCTGGCGCTGTCAGATGGCAACCTGGTTAAACAGGAACAGGCAGCACCACCGCTGGCGTTCCGGCAGGAATGGCTAAAGAGTAAGAGCGTGACGGCCAAGCACAATTTGTGCGTGCTTGCCATGACTGGCGATGCCATGACACCGTATTTGCAAGACAAGGATATGCTGTTGATTGATGTCGGGCAAACGGATGTCAATGACAACCAGATTTATGCGATTTCTTATGGTGGAGAACTGCGCATGAAGCGCTTGAGCAGACGCTTTGACGGTGGCCTCAAGATCAGATCAGACAACCCGTCTTACCCGGACGATGACCTGAGCCCGGAGCAGGCAGGGCACATCGCAATTGTGGGTAAGTTGATTTGGCGTGCTGGCTAAAGCTCTTGATGATGTGCCAGATTGAGCGCCTCAATGAGGACTGGCACAAGGTCTGCGGGTAGCGTGATGGAATCATCACCTTGCTGAATGATGACGGTATCGTCTTTTGAGCCGACATGAACAGCTTCAAAACTCGAAAATACTTGATTGAATTTGCAGGTTTGCATAATGATTCCTGAACAGGCTTGGGGTGACGTGATAGCTTTGCGATACTCTTTTGTTTTTATTGCGGCTGATTTTGTGGTAACTTGTTTGCCGTGTCAATGCGCAAAATAAGGCTGGCCAGTTTATTGATTGGCTTTGAGCCGCCTGCTTTTTCTTGACGGCAATACGACCTGAGTGAAATGCCGAGCTCGCTGGCCATGCGCTCTTGTGTCAAGTGAAGTTGAGTGCGGATTTGGCGCAGGTTCATGATGGCGCTCCTGGCAGGTCCATCCAGTGGGTGGTGCTACTCAATATCCAGCCCTCGGAGCCGTTGTCTTTCCAGCGCGGCAGAGAGTCTTTGTCGATCTGTTCCAGGTAGGCAAGGCTGTAGTCGCAGCCATCCGACACAAGTACGACGCGAGAGTTGGGCCAGCCAAAGTCGCACTGGTCCATCACAGGAACATCTGGGATTGTGTGCCACCCAGGTTGGGCCGCTTGCCAGCACTCCCACAAGGTTTGGACGTGTGAGCTGTTGTAGTTGCCAGATGGCATGGGTTTGATGTTTGACCGGTAGCCTTGGGTAACTAACCAGGCGTGGAAGGTGTTGCGCTCTTCATTGTTTGTGTGTGTGCTCATGATGTGAGTCCTTTCAGGATGCGGGTTTTGACGCTGCGTTCAGCGGCTTTTAAGGTGTTGCGGTGAATGGCCAGGACAGGGTCGGTAAAGATAGTGCCGTCTTTTGGCTTTTGGTAACCACCAGCGTGACAGTAAACAATGGGCGCCATGATGTTGTCGAAAACATCTTGGTCACGCTGGCGCAGCTCTTCATCATCAAGGTAGCCACCGAGTGGGTCTTTGATGTGCGGGTCGGCACCAGCCTGGTAGAGCACAAGGTTTGGCTTGAAGGTGTTGATGTCTGCAATGGCTTCGTGCAGCCAGGCCTGGAATTCGAGCGCTTCTTGCTTGGGTCTGTCGCCGTAAAAGTGATTGCCAGAGCTAAGGTGCAAGATGTTTGATTTCAGGGCCTGGTGCTTGTCAATAATGTTTTGAGTGCCATCACCAAAATGCATGTCGCAATCGAGTATGGCAATTTTGAATGACGGGTTTTCCTGGATCAGCTTGGCTGCCACAACCATGAGCCCATTGAATGTGCAGTAGCCACCGCCAAAATCGTAGCCAGCATGGTGAAAGCCAGAGGTTGGCGAGCATACCGGGCGATCAGGGTGATTGATGGCGAAACGTGCTGCCGACAGCAGGCTGCCAATGGTCCACATGCAGGCCTCAGGAACCCTGTCATCACGCAGCTCGAAGCCGTTGAGGATGGTGCCATCAAAAACACCGTTGACGTAGTCTGTTTTATGCACTAACAGCAGGGCAGCACGGGTAATTGGGGTGACTTTGCCAAGCCATGAATTGTTGTAGTCGCGGTAGTTGTAGTGCTGGATTAGCGTCATAAAGCGTGCAGGCTTGCCTGCCGATAGGCTGAAACTGTCCAGGTTCGGGACGTTTATGCGAGCGTCATAAAAAATTGGGATGGCCATGTGCTTACGCCTGATTCTTGACATAAAGGTTGAGGCGCTTGATGAGCCCCTCGTGGTATTCGCTAAGCTTGCCATGGTACTCAGCAGCAGAACGGTGAGCCAGCGCCTGACGCTTGGCTTCTTCAAGCTCACGCTGTGCCAGCCTGGTGGCGTTTGGCTTGCAGAACGGTTGGATCAATTGTTTGAGCATGTTGTCTCCAGAAGATGGACGTTAATGATGTCGCGCAGCTTGGTGAGTTGCTCGCGCTCCAATAAGCTTGCGAATAAGGTTCGCTCTTCTTTTGGCTTTTTGCATTTGGCTTGCTGGCTGGTGAAGTGCAACCAGAAGTAGTCAAGTTCATGGTTGAAGCATTCTATTTTTTGAACGTGCAGGCGCAGCGTGTGGCTACCGTTGTCGATGAGTTTGTTCATTGTTCGGCCTTTGCGATGGCTGCTTTGATGATGTTGATGGATTCGTTGACATAGCCTGGCTTGTAGCAATCGTCCATGGCGCAGTCTTCGAGGAACGGCAAGGCCAGGTACAGGGCGTTGAGTAGGTCGGTGTAGGCATTGAGCGCCACGGCTCCGGCCTTGAGTTCTTCGGGCGTGAATTTGCCTCCGCCAATGGTGGCCCCCTTGCGCTCGATGAAGGCGTTGCGCATGTTGGCGGCCAGTGTGTTGATGTCACTCATCATTTCCTCCTGTTGTGTTTGAGATTGCTTTTAACGCGATGGTCAGGTCGCGCTTTAGGGCGGCATATTCGATCTCTCTTTCGCCGTGGTACTCAGATGGCGTTTCTGTCCGCGGGCTGTAATTGGTGCGGGTGACGCAAAAGGTATCGACATGCACTTTGCATGGGATGCCTGCGATTCGGGTGTCGATGTTCATAGCGGTCTCCAGTAGTAAAGGTCAAGCGCCAGAATGAAAAAAGCCGCGGTGTAAACAGCGGCTGCGATGAGGTTGAGAATTCGGTGGTAATTCATTTTTTACCCTCAGATGAAGACCAGCACTTTGCCGTCTTTGTTAACAAATTTCACGTCGCCGCCATAGCGTGCATCTCTGGCGTATTGCTCAAAGTTGATGTAGCCGCGTGCATACTCTGGAATATCAGCAAGCATGCCAGCGGACTCCCAGTATTCTTCAGCCCATTCGGCTTCGCTGTCGAATTTGCCGTAGTAAGCCTCTTGTGCTTTGTCGATGTCGCCTTCTGGATCGATGCAGCAGAGATAGACTTCCAGCAGCTCTTTGTCATCGTCGTCAAGGCTGACCCATGAGTCCCAGACTTCGGGGTCAAGGTGCGATTCGCTGATGAAGCGCTCGGGGATGCCTTCGTGGTCTTGGTACATGAATTCGTGTTCACCTTGACCATGCAACTCTTGGCAGGCTTCCTCGAATTCTTTAATGTCATCGTATTCTTCGAGGTTGAGCCAGGCGCCATCAATGGCGCCAGCGTTGTATTTGCCGTAGGTGCCGACGTAGATTCGTGGGGTGGTGCTCATGATGTGTGCTCCTTAGTAGTGTGGGGTGCTTAGCAGGGCGACGTGCAGCCTGAATGCGAATGCTTTGCGCTTGGCCAATGTGCTGTGGTTGTCTGGCGTGGCTAGCCATCCGCTCACGGCTTGCAGGTTTTCGCGGCAGCGGCGGTGGTCGGCCTTGAGGCGGTTAACTTCGTCCTGCAAAGCATTGATCATGGTGTCTGCATCCAGACCCATGCCCTCGGTTTTGCCTTCTTCATAGGCCTCTGCGCGGGCTGCTTCGATCTCCTGCTCGTGCCGGTCATCGTCATCTTTTTTGTCTTCCAAGTCGGCAGCAAATGCCGCCAGGTGCGCCTTGCCGTACAGGTAGGCATACCGTTCAATTTCAGCGTTTGTAAGATTGGCGTTCCAGATTGTTCCCATGGTGTTCTCCAGGTTTCAGGCAATAAAAAACCCGCCGTAGCGGGTTGTGGTTTGAGTGAGGTTACTTAAGGTCTGGATACCCCAGATCATCAAGGATTGCTTGCTGATCTTCCCCCTCCAAAATTTTAATCAGACAGCGGCCATTTTTGGCCACCCTGATTACCTCGCCAACGCCGTGACCATGGGTCGAAACGTCGTTGTAGCTGCCACACCAGCCATGGAGCCTGGGCATGTGGCTCTGATTTGTGTAGGGTGGCGTGTCTCTTAGCTCCCACCGTTCCCACCCCCCGTTGTAGGGGTTGGCCTTTTCGATCAGAAAGCCAACATCCCCAACGCTGAGTGAGTCGTCAGGGCCAATCCATTGCGTAGTCATGTCAAATCCAATCAAGTAAACACCGGTAAGCGACCGGGGCGCAGATGCAATATAGCATCACTGATCTAGCCCCTGTCACAGGCTAGAGCGCTGATGTCATGTTTTTAGCAGGCTAATTCCGTGTTAACCAAAGTGGCCCTGGCGAGCTGTTTGGCGTTCATGCGGTAGCGGCAGCCACCACTGCTGTGTACGATCCAGCCCTTGCGAGGACCGGCCGGGCTGATCAGTGTGTAGGTGTCTTTACCGTAAGATATGACCTGGCCAGCAAAGGCTTTGTTCTTTTTGTTGCTCTGATGCGCCCTTACTTTAAGGCGCCAGTCACCGGCATAACCAGTGGTTGGCGCAGGGGCAGCGTCCAGGTAGGACAGCGGACAGTCGTAGCAGTATGGGCCGCAGGTTTCGTCCATGCTTTTGTAGCCCCAGCCCATGTTCTTCCCGCCGCCTTGCAGCAGGTCCAGGCCGATCCAGGTGACGCCGTTGGTCTCGGCCAGATACCAGTGATGGTTGCCGACTGTGCAAGCCTTGAGTAGCTTGGTTTGCGGGCCGAAGCGGCTCGGACTGCGAAGTTCTGCAACGCAGGCTGCTTTGTTGTGCGACGTATCGTAAGCGAATGACCAACCCATGATGATTCTCCTTTAAAAATGAAACCGTCAGATGGCTTCCACGGAAACAAAAAACCCTGTTCGCTGATGTCATGTTTTAAGAGTCGTTTCATAAACCAGGCTCAAACCATATTTGGTTCCTGATTTAGCTGTGAAGCGTTCGTAACGCTCTTCAAAAGAACGTAATCCTTCATTCCAGGAATGCAGTGGCTGACCATTTGGCATTTGGCCAATGATCTTTAGATTTTCTGGTGGTGGAGTATGTTTTTCATGCATCACAGCACCGCCTTTTCTGCCAGCTCATCGCTGATGTCGCCGTTGCGTAGGCAGTAGTCAATAAAGTCGCACCAGGCAACCCGAATATCAACTGGCTGGCTGTTTTGACGCTTGCCGCGTGTGCCCGCTTGACGGGCTTGCAAATCAAATTCAGGGTGGTTTTCCCAGAATGCATCGCGCAACTGTTTTTGTGTGGTGTAGTTCATGGTGACTCCTTGTAAGTAATCCGTTTTGTGATGGTCCAACGATCAAGCACTGGTGCGCCGTATTCGTTTTCATCAATGGCGACGTAGGCAACGCCCTTGCGGACAATGCCGAAGCGCACGCCGTCAAGAACATCAATCTCGTGAATGAGATCATGGCTGATAGCCCAGGCATTGTTCGTTGGTTTGAACGTGAAATAGCGGCGGGTTTCAGGAACATAGAACTCGCCACTGTCTCCAGAAAATTGTTTGTCGTAGCGTATCATTTCTGCTCCTAGTTTGAAAAAACAAAAGCCACCTGGTTGGCAAGTGGCTTGTGTTTTGCCCCTGTTGCCAAGGGCTTACGCATCACGTTTTGCTATCCAGACCCCCGGATATGTGATGCTGTGGACGTCTCCCCGTTTCCGGGCTTCCACATGATGTCCGTCTCTTCCGGCCGACGTAGCCGCTTTCCACACCGTCGCTTTGAGCCCGGTATTGCTACCGTAGAGCGCTTCCTGTCTGATATGAATCAGGAGGATGCAAGGGCGTCCACTCATTTGTATTCCGCCGTGGAGGGCGGTGCGACCGTTTTTGCTGGTCTGGCGATCCGGGCGATGCCGTTCGATGGGGTCTATTGTTTTCCAAAAAGCAAACAATGTCAAGTTAGCATGTCAAAGTGGCTGATTTGCATGTTGCTTTTTTGTTGATCCCCCAATGAAAACCATCGTTTTCAAATAGTTGAGTTTGTCGAAGGGTTATTTGGCGATTTGCTTTGCGCATGACATGTGCGCCTGGCTGCCAGTGCCAGATGTGTGTATGGGTGGGCGTCGCGCGGTTTATTCCAGTCGCGCGAGGCGTTTTGCGTGTTGTGCCAGTTGCCAGTCAAGGATGCCGTCAAGCCTGGCAAGCTGGCGCTTGTTGAGGTGCGCTGGATGTTCGCCAATCAGTCATGTCCCAGTTGCCCTTGCCCCCATTGCAGTCGCCACAAAGAATTTGGAGGTTGTCGATATTCAGCGCCAGGTCCGGAAATATCTTGCGCGGCTTGATGTGGTCAACGTGAATGACAGCACCAGTCTTGGCTGAGGCGCCACAGCACTGACAGACAGGGCCGTATTTTTTCAGTGCCATCATGCGGGTGGCTTTCCATTCGAATGTGCTCAAAAAGTCGTCCGAAGCCGGGTTGACTTTAGAGTGATTGACAATAAATGATTTGACGGATTGCTCTGTTGGCTGACGCGCGACCAATCTGCTTAATGGTTCATGGTGCGACTGGGCCTTGCTTGGTTGAGCTTTCACACGAGGAATCCAGTTCAACTGACACCACTCGCGCAGCTTTTTCTTGTTTTCGCGCATGAATACCTTCACGCTGCCGGAATATGTTGAGCCAAGTACTTCGACAACACGAGGAGCAACAGCGCCAAACAAACCAATACCACCGAGACGACTGCCATTAATTCCAGAGCACCTAAGGATGTCGTAGGCGAGTGTTGTGAGCTCTTTTCCCTCGACCTTCTTCCGTAATTTTTTATTCGCATTCTTTGGATGGCTGATTGCAGGCGGTCTATTTGCCGTAGCCTTTTGCGCTACAGCTTTAATGGCAGAGGCCGTTTTGCGCTCGGATTTCAGCTTTTTCTCAATCAAAGAAAGGAATGCGTGCCTTTTCTGCTTTGATGCTGCTTTCCATTCTTCAGTCTCTTTTAACTCCTCTATCTTCATTTTCATCTTCAACTTAGTTCCTTGGTATTCAGGTATCACCCCGAAAGAAAACAGAAAACCAAACCACAAACCCCCCCTACCCCCCAAGCCGATCTCAGGGTGGCACCCGGTTAATTCCGGAAAGCCCAAAGCAAAGAAAAAGAAAGTGTCAATGGACGTGTGATCCGCTCACACTTTCTCTTTCGTGCTGACCTATCTCTGGGGTTGTAGCCCCACAAAATCCTTTCAAAAAAAAGCCATTAAGTCCTGGTCTTCCGCCTGCCAGCGTGACCCCGAAGGGTTTGGAAGACCAAGGCTTAATGGCTTTGGTTTTGTCACGCTGGCGGCTTGACGAAAAGAATTCTACAACAAAGTTTTCACGAAAGCAACATGACAGTATGTTGCAAGGTAAAATATGCCTCATGACAAACGAACTTACTTTGCCGTGGCCACCAAAGGGGCTGAGCCCGAATGCGCGACTGCATTGGGCTGCCAAGTCAAAGATCACCAAAGCGTACAAAGAGGTTTGCTGGGCGTTATGCAAGGAATCCGGCATGGTGGCACCTGATTCGCACAGGATTGCTTTGTGGTTGGATTTCTTTCCGCCCGACCGTAGAGCACGCGATGACGACAATATCATTGCCAGTTTCAAGGCTGGCCGCGATGGATTGGCGCTTGCGTTGGGGATAGACGATAAGAGATTTGTCTTGCGCCCATTTGTGCAGGATAAGGTGGGCGGAATAATCAAGGTTCGATTAAGCACTTACCCGGAGAGCGCATGACCCACAGCCATTACTTCAAAGATGTCGCTAATTTGCAACAGATTGATGTTTACCGTGTCCTTGAGCTGTTCGAGGTAACCTGCCCAGTGGCACAGCACATTGTCAAAAAAGCCCTGGTGGCCGGTAACCGTGGGGCAAAAAGCCAAACCAGAGACATGCAGGACATTGCTGACAGCGCACAAAGATGGTTGGAGATGCGCAAAGAGGATGGCACCAGTAACCGATTGGATGAGGCCTATGAAAAAGCCAAGGGAGCCGCTTGATGGCGAGCATGCAGGAGCGCTACTTTGCTGCGCGCAACAGCAGCAATTTGAGGCTTAACCCGGAGCGTGTTGGCGCAACTGATGTGCTGATCGCATCTGGCAGGGTGGCTGGCCGCAGTGAGCGCAAGGCATTGGCAATTGCCGTATGGGGCACGCTCTCTTCAGACCATATGACGGGGGCAAATGCAATAGCAGAGCGCATGGCCGGGTGGCTGCGCAAACGCTCATTCGCCAGAGATGGCAAGGCGATTCCAGACACCCACGCCAAAGATACGGCTATGGCCGTGCTTAAGTGGTGGCGAAAACCGGCATGCCTGACATGTGGTGGCCATGGACATCCATTGATACCGGATTCGCCAGTGATCGATACAAGCCGGGATTGCACTGACTGCAATGGCACTGGTCAGATGCCACTGAGAAAGATTGTGCGCACCGAATATATCAATGATGCCTATTGGCTAAGTGCAGAGATTGATATGCTGTGTGCCTTGGTATTTGGCGAGATGGCGCGTGAGATTAAAGCAGACATGGACACACTATGAAAAAGTACGGCTGCCACGACAGAGCAGATTACCCGCCAACATACCAAGGCCAAGATGGCTGGATTCGCTCAGGTGATCAAGCTGTCGCAAAGATGGTAGATATTGAATTCAAATCCAGCCAGGAATGCAACTACACAATGACGGACCTGGGTAGGGTTGATCCAAGGTGTGAGGGCTGTTCTCGTAAAAAATAATTGTCAACACTATTGCAAATATCTTGTAATCTGTTACATTAACGCTCAGCAACAGAGCCGGACAGACAGCACCGGCATTAAAACAAGCAGCAACCCTTAAGGCACAGGTGCCTCTAGTTGCGGAAAAACAACAGTTTACAGAACATTAAGCCGATCCATTTGGATCAGGTAACCAAGTACTCCTTCAGCTCGCAAGGGCTGTTCACCCCTGTCGAGTTCGCTCCAGGGGTTTTTTATTGTTGCTCCTGGCGTGAGCGAGGGGAATGAGATGGAAGAGAACAAGCAAAGACGACGTGACACGGATTGGGATGCAGTTCATCGTGATTACAGGACTGGCAAGTTTACCGACCGTGAATTGGCAGCCAAGTACAAGCTGACGCACACAGCCATTGGTAAGAAGCGCCGTGAAGGTGGTTGGCAAAAGGATTTGTCTGAGATCATCAGGCAAGAAACAGAAGCGGCTGTGCTTAATGCGATTGCAGCAAAGGAAACTGCAAGGCAAGAAGTCATCCAGAAAGCCGCAAGAGATAGCGACCTGTCAGAGGAACAAGTTTCCAAAGTAGTTTCCAGGGACGCGGATAACAGTTTCCAAGAAGTTTCCAAAGTCGTAAAAACGGCAGCTGCAGTCAATTTACGGGTGATTGAAGGACAGCACACAAGGCTTGAAGCTTTGCGTGATTTGTTTGTATCTGGGGCGAATGCTGCACGACGTTTACTTGATGACCCTGACTTGAAGTCAGCTCAGGCTGGCGTACAGGCAATGGCTACAGCAATAGGCGCTGGAAAGGTGATTACCGAGCTTGAGAACAAGGTTCATAAGCTTGATAAAGAAGAAACCGGAGATTCGTCATTTGAGGCAGCGCTAAGGGCTTTGCATGGATGAGCAACTCCAAAGAAACCTGAGGCAAATCGTTGATAGCCTTGAGGTGTTTGGGGCGCATTGTCTGAAGATTGCCGATAAGTCTGGCAAGACGGTGCCATTTGTGTTTAACAGGGCTCAAAAGTACCTGCATGAAAAGCTTGAAGCGCAGCTAAAGGCAACCGGAAAGGTCAGGGCGCTGGTACTCAAAGGCAGACAGCAGGGTGTCTCGACATACGTTGCGGCCAGGTTCTATCACAAAACGACCACGGCATTTGGGCGAAAGACGCTGATTGTTGCGCACCAGCAAAAGAGCACCAGTGGCCTGTTTGACATGGTCAAGATGTACCACAAGTACAACCCGATGGGTGTCTCGACCGAGAAGTCAAACGCGATTGAACTGGTGTTCGATAAGCTCGAAGGCAGGTATTCACTGGCAACAGCAGGTACCGAGGACGTTGCCCGAGGGATGACGGCACAGCTTGCGCATTTGAGCGAATTTGGCTTTTGGACAAACGGTCAGAAACATATGGCTGGTTTGGGCAACGTGGTGCCTGATGTGGATGGCTCAGAGGTAATCATTGAGAGCACCGCCAATGGCATCGGCAATGCGTTTCATTCGCTCTGGCAGGAGGCTGAGGCGGGGCGCGGTGAGTACATCACGGTCTTTTTGCCTTGGTACTGGTCTGATGAGTATCGATCCGCCGTGCAAGATGGGTTCAAGCGCACAGAGGAAGAGGCGTTACTGGCTGATACCTATGGCCTTGATGATGCACAGTTGCAGTGGCGCCGAAACAAGATCAGTTCATATGGTGATGGCTATGAGTGGTTGTTTTTTCAAGAATTTCCGAACTGCGCCTCAGAGGCGTTTCAGACAAGCTCAAGAAATTCGCTGATTAGCCCCAACTATGTGATGGCGGCAGTCAACAGCAAATCATCAGACATGAATGCGCCGTTGATTATTGGCTGCGATCCGGCTGGTGATGGCACAGAGGATGCTGACCGCACGGCGATTTGTTTTCGCCGGGGCAGGACAGTGTTTCGTGTGGAGTACCACCAGGGCATGGACACGATGCAGATTGCTGGCCTGCTGAGTCAGTACCACACAGAGCATCAGCCCGATGGTTTGATCATCGACAAGGGTGGTTTGGGCGCTGGCGTGTATGACAGGCTAAATGAGCTCAATGTGCCTGTAATTGGCATCAATAGCGCACAAAGAGCAACAGATTCAGAGCGGTATGAAAACATTCGCGCTGAGATGTGGTGGAAGATGAAAGAGTGGTTTGAAGATCAGCCCTGCCGTATTCCAAACAATTCCGCGCTGATTAGTGATCTGACAGCGCCACAGCCAACGGTTAGCTCAAACGGGCGCAAGCTGTTGGAGAAAAAGGAAAAGATGAAGGCCAGGCAGGTTCGCTCACCAGATGGCGCGGACAGTATGGCACTCACATTTGCGATGCCGGTGAGTCATAGAGACGGTACGCATTTCGCCAGGCCGGTGAAGACCAAGAAAGCGGCAACCAGTGCCGGTTATTGAATTCTCACTCAAATCCGATTTGAGTGAGAACTGAAATCAACGTAAGAAAGAGCACCATGGACAAAGAACGCAGCGCATTCGGGCAAGCGTGGGAACGTTTGTTGGCAGGCAACATTGATGATGAAAATAGCGAAGCCTATGCACGTTACCGTGACGCAGATGGCAACATTCAGGAAAAGCGCAATTCGGACGCCGAGATTGCCGAGATGCGCAAGCCTGCTGCGAAAGAGGCGCCCAAGGTTTCCGTGGTCAAGATGGAAATGACAGAAACACCTGACCCGATGGCCGATGCCCTGGCAGAAGAGGCCAAAGGCAAAACAAGCTGGGAAGCCCAAAATGCAGAAGATTTGAAAGTGTTCAGCGAGGCTTTCAACGCACCAGAGGCACCAGAGGCAGCAAAGCCTGAAACTTTCGCCCAAGCTTGGAAAAAAGCGCGCGCTGCTGGCTTGAAGACATTTGATTGGGCCGGTAAGCCTGGCACCAAGTTCAGCACAGAAAACAAGGAAGAAAAGGCTGCGCGTGAGGCACTTGCAGCAAGCAAGACCACTGCAAGCAAACCAACGCCACAGCAAATTGAAGCCAAGGTAAAAACAAAAGGTGCTTCTAGCAACGCAAAAGACAGGCCAAGCGTTTACCATGATAATTTTATTAAGGATGCCATTAACAAGGTCAAAGAAAAGCTATCCGATGACGTCCAAGTGGGCAAAGCTAAATTCCATGCCAATGGCAGGCCAAACCTGACTGCACGGTAATGAACGAAGCGCTGCAATACGAACTGGCATCACGCGAGGCGTTCAAAGACAACGGCACGACCGCGTCTGTCATGAGCGCATTGGGCACTAAGTTGCTGCGTGAGTTCAGCCAGGCCGAGGAAGACCGCAATGCCACCGAGATGCGTTGGTTGCAGGATTTGCGACAGTTCAAAGGGCAATATGATCCCGAGGTGATTGCCGCCATTGGGCCAAAGCGCTCGCGTGCATTTGTGCGTAAAACCAGGGTAAAGGTCAAGACAGCCAACAGTCGCGTAGAGGATTTGCTGTTTCCGAGTGGCAGCGAAAAGAATTGGGAAGTTGACACCACCCCGGTGCCGACGGTCTCTGATGAAGTGCGCCAAGGGGTCATCAAGCAGTTGCAACAGATGGCCCAGCAAGCCATGCAGCAAGGGCAGCAGATGCCAGCACCTTACATCAGCAAAAAGATGGTCGATGAGGCTGTGCTGAAGCTGTGCAAAGAATCAGCCAAGGGAATGGCCAAGGTGATTGATGACCAGCTGAGCGAGATTCGCTACAAACAGATTTGCAAAAAGGTGATCAATTCCGGCCATCTGTATGGCACAGGCATTCTCAAAGGGCCGCTGGTAGAGCGGCGCATTAGAAGCAAGTTTGTTCAGGAAAACGGCAAGTGGGTTGAGAAAAGCGAAAGCTACATTGTGCCGTTTGTGGACTACGTGCCGCTTTGGCGCTTTTACCCGGACATGGATGCCGATAGCCTTGACAACTGCCGTTTTGTCTATGAGCGCCACCAGATGGTGCAAGCTGACCTGGCTGAGCTGGCACAGCGCAAGAGCTTTCGCAAAGAGATCATTGTTGACTACCTGAAGAGCCATCCTGATGGCGAGAGCACGATCAAGTTTGTTGACAACGAGCTCAAATCGATTGGCGACCGGGTTGCCAAACAGGGCAGCAGTGGCGGCAAGTACGAGGTGCTGGAGCGCTGGGGCTGGATGTCTGGTGAAGACTTGCACGCTGCGGGTTTGGCAGTGACTGAAGACAGGCGCCACGAGAGCTTTTTCAGCAATATCTGGATGCTGCCCAATGGCGAGGTCATTAAAGCGGTCTTGCAGCCGATCAATGGCATTACATGGCCGTATCACATTTACTACTTTGACAAGGATGAAACAAGCATCTTTGGCGAGGGCCTGAGTGCGGTGATGCGCGATGATCAGACGATGATGAACGCTGCAACACGCTTGATGCTTGATAACGGAGCTATCACTTCTGGAGCAATGATCGAGGTTGCCACGGGCCTGTTATCGAGCATGGAAGACGGTACCGAGATTGAGCCGTGGAAAGTGTTCATGCGCAATTCGGCCAGCCCTGGAACACCTGCAGTGCGCGCCATTGAGTTGCCATCGCGCTTGGGTGATTTGAATAACCTGGCAAACCGGTTTGAGAACAATGCTGACGAGGTGAGCGCAATACCGCGCTATATGACTGGCGAGAATGTGGCCACGGGTGCTGGTGGTACGGCAAGCGGCATGAGTATGCTCATGGGTGCGGCCAACATCATGATCAAGGACTTGGTGAGCAGCTGGGACGAAGGCATCACACGCTCTTTCATTACCAGCATGTACCGCTGGAATATGCAATTCCATCCTGATTCTGCGATCAAGGGCGACTACGATGTCAAAGCCAGGGGCTCATCGAGCCTGGTGGCGCGCGAGGTCAGGGCACAGCAATTGGACGCATTCAGTATGGCCGTGGCCAACCCGATGGATGCGCCATTCATCAAGCGGGCCAGTTTGCTCAGGCAGCGCGCCGAAGCGCACGAGTTGTCAGACGTCATCAAGACAGAAGATGAAGTGATGGCAGAGCAGAGTAACGAGCAGGCCATGCAGGCGCAGCAGATGCAGCAGGCGCAAATGGAGCTAACCATGGCTGAGTTGCAGCAAAAGGTGGCGCTGATTACCGCCCAGGCTGCCAAGGCGATGGCTGAGGTTGAGTTGGTGAAGGCCAAGGCAACGGGGGCCAAGGTGTCTTCCGTATTCGCTGCACTGCAAGCTGGCGGTACCGCGGTGGAAAACCCGCAAGTGGCCCCGGCTGGTGATGAGATTTTGCGCAGCTCAGGCTGGGTTGACGCAACCCCAGAGCCAAGCATTGCCCAGCTTAACCAAGAGCAAGTGCAAGAGGCGCCAACTTTTGACCCGCTCAAGGAAATGGAAAAACCAGAGACGGGCCGTGTTGGCCTGAATGCTGGAATGGAAACTGCGGTGATGAATGACAACTAAAAAAACGGATGAACAACTGATGCATGAGCGCCTGATTGAGGCGTCGCGCACTGTGCGCCAGTACGCTGGCACCGAAGGGTCACGGCATATGGTTGACATGCTTGACACACTGGGGCGCAGCTACATGACTGACCTGGTGAACGTGAAGCCTGATGGCCTGGTTGCATTACAGGCGGCGATCAAGCAGACCTACGCGATTCGCGCGATTGTGGCCAATGAAGGCCAGGACGTGCCAAAGATTTAACGATTCTCCAACCCCTGACAAGACAGAGCCGCTTCATTGCGGCTTTTTTGCGTCAGGACAGTTCGAGCCTGAAAGGGCTCTTTTTTGCCCCGAAAGGAAAACGCCATGGCGACCAAAGAACAAAACATGCAAGAGCAAGAAGATTTTGCAAATGCATTTACAGACGATGTGCAGCGCACAGAGATGAGCGAGGACGAGGCCTTTGGCCTGGAGCCCGAAGCCGTTGACAACCCGGATGATGCTGAGGTGGTTGAAGAACCCGAAGAGCCTGAAGTTGCAGAAGAGCCTGAGGCCGATGACCCACAGGACCCGGCAGCTGCCGAGACTGGAGAGGCTGGCCCTGTTGAAGAGACAGCTGTTGTAGTGGAGCCTGGTGCTACCGACGCTGGTGACATCGAGGTGATGAGCCCGGAAGACATCCAGCGCGAGAAGTCATGGATGGGCCGACTCAAAGCCAAAGAGGCCGAGCTAAAGGCGCGAGAGGAAGCGCTAAAGAATGCTTCAATTGCGACAGATACTGCCGAAAACAGCTCTGAAGAGGCGGCTGAAAACGCGCCTACTGAAGCCATAGAAGATGCTATGGACAAGGTTGACAGTGGTGAGTTGACGTTTGACCAGGCCATGAAAACGCTGGAAGATGACTTTGGCCCTGACTTTGGCCGCATGCTCAGTGTCATCACCAAGCGCATTGGGTCAGAGGTGGCTGATGAGCGTGCCAATGCAGTGCGTGGCGAGATTGATAACGTGGTCAGTGAATTGCGCAGCGAAAAAGAGCGCTCGCACTTCGAGTCCATCGCTGATGCTCACCCTGACTTCATTGAAGTGGCATCAAGCCCTGAGTTCAAGGCCTACGTTGACAGCTTGCCTGACAGTGATGCAGCAAAGCAGGTCATTGAGGCTGGCAGCGCCAAGCAGATCAACAAGCTGTTGAGCAACTACAAAGACAGCACCAAAGTCAACGAAGCACAAGAACCTGTTGCAGAGACTGTTGCAGAACCGATTGACGAGTCTGCTGTAGATGCCGCTGAGGGTGTGCGCTCTGCTGGCCTGAAGATTCCAGAGAAGCCCATGCAGGCAGATGACTATGAGGCCGCATGGGCTGAGTTTTCTTGATTCGGGAGTAATCCCTAACCATTGATGAAGTTGGTTACCTCATCCGCGTTGTTCAGTGCGCGTTATCACTGAACATTTTCGGAGCACGACACCGGTCGCGCTGCTGGGTTCATGTGGGACAAGTCGCAAGACTCCCCTGATGCATGACCTGGGCTGCATACGGCATTACGCGTCAGTTCGCTCCTTTTGATATGGCTCCTTCTGGGGCCTTTTGTGTTTTTTATCTTAAGGAAAAATCATGGCTAATACTGCTTATGGGGACATCAGCCCCCGCACCGCCGCCTATGCTTGCAAGGAATTGCTCAAGCGCGGCACCCCGTACCTTGTGTTCGAGAAGTTCGGCCAGGCCAAGAGCCTTCCAGGCAACTCAAGCAAGGTTGAAGTCTTTCGACGCTATACGGCGCTGCCCACCACGCCCACGGCCTTGACCGAGGGTGTGACACCTACAGCGCAAACGCTGGCCAAGAGTGATGTGACGGCAACACTGGTTCAGTACGGCGACTTGATCACCGTGTCTGATGTCATCATGGACACCCATGAAGATCCGGTGCTCAATGAGTCCATCGAGTTGCTTGGTGAGCAGGCCGCGCAGATGATCGAGAAGATGCGCTATGGCGTGCTGAAGGCTGGCACCAACAAGCTCCATGCCAATGGCGCTGCCCGCACTGACGTGAACACGCCCTTCACTGTGGCGCTGCAACGCAAGGCTGTGCGTGCCCTGAAGCGTCAGAACGCTCGCCCGATCACATCGGTGGTGCGCTCTACGCCGAACTTTGGCACCGAGAACGTGGCACCTGGTTTTGTCGCCATCATCCACCCGGATATGGAGTCTGCCGTGCGTGATCAGCCTGGCTTTACGCCTTCTGAGAAGTATGGCTCGATCTCTCCGTGGGAAAACGAGATCGGCAAGATCGACGACGTGCGCTACCTGTCCACCACCATCGTCGAGCCCTATGCCGACGCTGGCGGCTTGAAAGGCACCATGTTGTCAACGTCTGGCACCAATGCTGACGTTTACCCGGTGATCTTCCTGGGCCGCGATGCTTACGGCATTGTGGCACTCAAAGGTCAGTACGCCGTGACGCCCATGGTGACCAATGCCAAGCCGTCTGACTCTGACCCGTTGGCTCAGCGTAGCCACGTTGGCTGGAAGTCCATGCAAACCTGCGTGATCCTGAACGACGCCTGGCAGGTTGTTGCTGAGGCCGCAGTCGTTGCGTAAACCTTGACGGTCCTGGTGACAGGCCGTAGCAAATTCCCAACCGGGAATAAACAAGCCACCGTGAAGAAATTCCGGTGGCTTTTTTCATGGGCCTTTGATGGCCATTTTCTTAAGAGGTAACCACATGGCAACTAAATCACAAATCAGCACACTTGAAGACGATGTGCAAGAAACATTGGTCGAGGAAAAAGCAAATACGCCTCGTGCCAGAGCGGTCGATGGCGGCTCCGGAAAGTATGAGCTGCTGACCATTTATTCGGGCACTGAAGCCGATGGCCAGGATGCCGTCTTTATCGGTCTGGAAGGCTATGCCTACCAAATCCCGCGCAACAAGCCTTATCTGGTGCCGGTTGAAGTGGTCAATATCTTGCGTGAGTCGGTGATCCGCTCTTACTCAAACGTCAACGGTCAGCAAGTGGCTACAGACCGCCCGCGTTACGCCTTTTCTGCCATCCCAGAGTAAGACTGTAGCCAATCATGTTGCTTGCCAAATTTCATAACTATGTGGCGCCCGAGGTGATTGGCTGCCCTACGCCTACGCTGGATCAGGCATTGGTATTGACGGCCATTGAATTTTGCCGCGAGACCAAGGTTTGGACAGACATGCAAGAGCCTGTGATGCTTGTAGATGGCGTGCCGGACTACGAAATTGACGTACCAAAAGATGCCTACCTGCAAACCGTGCGTGATGTATGGGTTGGCGGCAGACGCCTTCAGCCGATCACCATGACAGGCTTGCAAGAAGTGATGCCTGACTGGGACACCGCTCAGGCAAGTGAGCCGAGCTACTACAACATGGCCGGTGAACTGCCACTGCTGAAAGTGTTCCCGACGCCAGCAAACGCCAACAAAAAAACCATGATTGTGCGTGCCGTCTTTGTGCCGACGGCTGCCGCCACGAGCCTGCCTGATTTTCTTGGGCAGCGCCATATGGAAGCCATTGCCAGTGGCACCAAGGCCCGTTTGATGGCCATGCCAGCCGTCCCATGGAGCAACCCTGAGTTGGCCATGTACTACCGGGCAAATTTTGACAAGGCAATTTTGAGCACAAGGATCGAAGAGGCGCATGAGCGTGTACCTGGAACGATTCGCGTGCAACCCCGCAGCTTTGGCTTTTAACCAGGAAAAACCATGACCATCTCAGCCCAATCCATCATTCACCGCGCCACTGACCTGCTGCAAGACCAAACCAGTGTGCGCTGGCCTGCCAACGAGCTGGTGCGCTGGCTCAATGATGCGCAACGCGCCATCGTCAAAGTCCGACCGGACGCGATGAATACCACGGCCACCATGACGCTGGCTGCGGGTTCGCGGCAAGACCTGGACAACGCCAATCTGACGCCACCTCCGGCCAAGCTGATCGAGATCACGCGCAACATGGCAGCGACCTCCAATAAAGGGGCGGTGCGCCTGGTGCCGCGGCAGATTCTGGATGCGCAAACACCCGGCTGGCATAACCTGAGCGGCTCGGTGAATATCTTGCATTACATGTTCGACCCGCGTGATCCCAAGACGTTTTATGTGTACCCGCCCGCTACCACAGCCGCGCAGCTTGAGGTGATGTATTCGGCCTACCCGAGCGACATTACCGAACCTGCGGAGGGTTCGCTGTACACGGCGGTGACTGGCAACCTGAGCTTGCCCGATATTTACTCGGATGACGTGCTGAATTTGATTCTTTACCGTGCTTACAGCAAGGACAGTGAGTATGCGGGCAACTCTGAACGTGCTGCTGGCTATCTGGGTGTAGTTACCCAGTCCCTCGGGGCTGAAATTGCCGCAACGATGGCAATCCAGCCTCAACTCAAACCCGGCGCTTAAGGAGAACCTACCATGGCCGTTACTTATTCCACCGCTGTCAAGACAGCACGTATGACCGCTGTGCGCGACCAGATGGACGCTGGCGGTGCCGCAGCCAAGTTGGAGATTTGCTCCGCTGGCTATGCCGCTGTGCTGGCGACGATCACGCTGGGCTACTCTGGCGCGTCCACCGGCACAGTTGCCGGGCTGGTGCTGACGCTGGCGGGTTTCCCGAAATCTGACACAGCGGCTGATGCCACCGGCACGGCGGCGCTTGCCCGTATCCGCACTTCGGCCAACGCCGACGTGATTACCGGACTGACCGTGGGCCTGAGCGGCTCCGATGTCAACCTGGACAGCTTGAGTATTACCGCAGGCCAGACAGTCACGATCAGCTCGGTGGCATTTACGCACGGGTAAAGCATGACCACCGCAACCCTTTACTTTGTCAGTAGCGTCTCTGGCAACGTCGCCACGCCTGGCAATGCACTGGGCGCGGCTGATGGCGTATTTACCACTGACGCCAATGCCACCGTAAGCTGGACGCACCGCTGGCGGCTCGGTACCGTTGCCGACGCCACCCCATCAGGCACCCAAAGCATTACGCTGGTGATGCGCAAGGGCAGCAACACGGGCAATCCGACGGTTTCCAGTGTGACGCTGTATCAGGGCGGGGCCTCACTGGGCGCGCTCACGCTGTTCAGCGGCTCAACCACCATCGACAGCACCACCGGGCAGGAGCTGGTGTACCAGTTTGCCGGTTCACTGCTGGCCGACATGGTGGACGTGGACATCGAGATTGCCACAGCGGGCACCGGCGGCGCGCCCGCCAATAAAAATGCCGCATCGATTGACGCTGGCGCCTGGGCGGCGAACTACGACCAGGCCGTCGTCACTACGGGCTCTGTTGCGGCCACCGACAGCGATGTGGACACGGCCAGCAGCAGCGGCACCGTGTCGTGGGCCCCCGTTACGGGCACAGTGGCGGCGACTGACGCAGACACCGATACCGCCACAGCATCAGGCACGGTCTTGGTGCAAGGCCTGTTGAACGCAACAGACACGCCTGCTGATACTGCTGATGCGACGGGCGCTGTGCTGGTGCAAGGCGCTGTGGCTGTCACTGACGCCGACGTGGACACAGCCAGCGCCACGGGCACGGTGGCTGATGCAGCCGCAGGCGGCACCGTTGCAGCCACTGAAACCACGCAAGATACGAGCAGCGTCACAGGCACGGTGTTGGTGCAGGGCGCGTTGGCCGCAACAGAGGCCACCAGCGATGCAGCGAGCAGTACCGGGGTTGTGCTGGTGCAAGGGGCACTGACGGCAACGGAGGCCGACACAGATAGCGCTGATTTGACGGGTAGGGTTTTGGTGCAGGGCACGCTGGCGGCAACGGAGGCTGGCGCAGACACGGCTAGCGGCGCAGGAGCCGTGCGGGTATCAGGCGCGATTGCGGCCACCGATACCGATGTGGATACCGCGCAGATCAGCACTGCCACCATTCGCACCGGCACCATTGCAGCTACCGAAACCACGCAGGACACGGCAACGATCACAGGCACGGTGTTCTGGGTGCCAGTGACCGGGAGCCTGGCGGCAACAGACACAGGCGCAGACAGCGCAGCCAGCACAGGCGAAGTCTGGGTCATGGGCTTGTTTGACGCCGCCGAGACAGATCAGGATACGGCAGCGGCGCTTGGCAAGGTTTACCTCTACGGCGGTCTGGCCGCGCTGGAAGACGCACTGGATACCTGTTTCGCAACCGGCACGGCCATTGTGCGCAGTACCGCGCCGAGCCGATTCAAGTCAGGCACCAGCGTGACCGCCAGCGCCAGCCGGGTAGCCGCGCAGCGCTATGCAAGCAATGTTGCAACGGGCAACACCCGCAGCGCCAGCCGGGTAGCCGCGCAGCGCTATGCAAGCAATGTTGCAACGGGCAACACCCGCAGCGCCAGCCGGGTAGGTGAATACCGCAGCACCGCGGGTCATTAACAAGCATACGAAAGAGGCCAAGGATGATTTCAGATCGATTTAACAAGCAGCCCGCCGAGGTGCAGGACTACGACATTGATTTTGGCGAGTATCTGACTGCCATGGCCGACACCGGGTCGAGCCATTTTGTAACAGTAGAGCAGGGCATCACCTTGGTGTCGAGCACGCTGGCCAGCGGGGTTGTGAAGGTCTGGTTGTCTGGCGGCACCCACGGAACGAACTACAAGGTGACGGCCACTTTGACGACCACCGGTGGGCGCGTGAAAGAGCATGAAATTTTGATCCGCGTGCGCGAGATTTAAGGACACACCATGAGCTACTACAAAACAGGCACGATAGCCCTGACCAACGGGTCCACTACCGTCACTGGCACGGGCACTGACTTTATTACTGGCGCGGCAGTTGGCGAGGCGGTTAACGCGCCTGATGGCAGGCTGTACGAGATACTGAGCATTGTGTCGGCCACGGGGCTGACGCTGGGCTCGCCGTACCTTGGGGCCACGGCCTCCGGGCAGAGCTACAGCATTGTGCCGACCCAGTCTTATATTCGTGAGCTGGCCAGCCAGGCGGCTGCGCTGGTCAACGATTATGCTGGCGTCGCAGCCGGTGCAGGCGAGGGCAAGTTTGCCGATGGCACGCAGGCAGTGCCTGGCATACGGTTCAGCGCGGATGAGAACACCGGGGTGCGCCGGACGGGCTCTGATGCAGTGGCCCTGGTGACCGGCGGCACGGATCGTGTCACGGTGAGTGCCACTGGTGCTGTTGCCGTTCCTGGCACATTGGCAGTCACAGGCGCGGTGACCGGCCCAACTGCAGCCGCAGGTACCAACACGACGCAACTCGCTACCACGGCGCATGTGTTTGCGGAGCGCACCAACACGGCCACGCTGACCAACAAGACGCTGACAAGCCCAGCAATAAGCGCGCCTACGGGCATTGTCAAGGGTGATGTTGGCCTTGGTAATGTAGATAACACCAGTGATGCAGCGAAAAATTCGGCGGTCGCTACGCTGACCAACAAAACCATCACCGACCCAACCATTGATGGTGTGAAGTATCTGGCTACGCAGTCGCAGTTGACTTTTGCCATTGACTACGCCATTGATCAAGCAGGTGCAGCCAACAAGCGCGTCACTGATGCCACCACGTTGCAAACGCAAACCGGCAGCGCCAGCTTTACCCAGTCGGCCAGCACGGCGCTGGTGCGCACCTATGCCACAGCCACGGTGAACTTGCCCAAAGCCTACCAGAACGCCGACTATCAGGTAGTGATCGACCCGGTGTCGGCCACACCTGCGCTGGGGTTTCAAGGCGAAATCTCAGTGCAAAGCCGAACGGTCAACAGCTTTGTGCTGCAAATGTCGGGCTCTGCCACGGCGTGCAGCGTGCGCTGGAAAATTTTGCACCCCAATGCCGAGATGCGCGTGCACGCGGTCTTGCCCACAGCCATTTAAGGAAGCATTATGAACCTCATTACCTCAGAGCCTTGCGCCGATGCCGTTGAGTCCGGCGATTACGTCACTATCACTTGGGATGGTCACAGCATCACCCTGCCAACCCTGGCGCGCCCAGGTAATTACACCGAGGCCATTTACCTGGCCGATGACGGGGCGCTCACATTCATCCCCGGTACGGTGCCCACCATGGTCGCTACGCTGGCCTGCCACGACAGTGTGATGACGCTCACGCTGTGCCCGCTGACGCCGGTCATTACACCCACCCAACCCGTTTAAGGAGGCATCATGCCATTAACCATTTCTGTTCCCGACGCGCTGCGTGCCAGCGTGGAAGCCGCCAGTGGCGGTCGCCAAACCGTGCTGTACACCGCACTGGGGCAACCGACATTCATGAACGTGATTCCACAATTCACAGGTGCGCAAGTGGGTGTGACGGGCTACACCGACCCGCACCCGATGTTTTACGGCACCGACGGCACGCCCAAGTCGGAATACTTCTTTGGCAGCTACCCAGGCGTTGTCAAAAACGGCGAGCTGTTGAGCTTGCCGGGGGTGGACCCCAGCGCTTCACTAAACCACGACCAGTTTGTGGCCTACGCCCGTGCTTGCGGCACTGGCCACCATGTGGTGACTGACCAAGCCTACGCTGGCATGGCATTGTGGTGCCGGGCCAACAGCTTTCAGCCGCGCGGTAACAGCTACTACGGTGCATCGAGCGACGCCACTTGGGAGACAGGGCGGCGGCAGGATGGCGTGACACCGGGCACGGCCTCTGGCACGGCCCGCACCCTGACTGGCTCCGGCCCGGCATCATGGCGGCACGACAACAGCAGCTCGGGCATTGCTGATCTGTGCGGCAATGTGTGGGAGTGGTCGCCGGGGGTGCGCATTGATGCGGGTGAAATCCAGGTGCTGCGCAACGATGCCGCTACTACCATCCCCAAGAATGACGGCGTAATGAACGCGATTGACATGGCGGCGGGCTCGACCAAGTGGTGGGCCATAGATGGCACAGCGGCCAGCACCAGTTGTTTTGTGGCACCCGGCAGCGCCAACACAGTGAAATACGCAACCAGCGGCACCACAGCACAGACCTTGGTGCGGGCCTCGGGCACGTCTTTTGAGGGCATGGCCAGCTATGTGACTGGCGCAGGTGCTGTGCTGGTGCTGAAAGCCCTGGGCTTGATGCCGGTAACGGCCCAATTGGGCGGCACCATTGCTGTGCCTGCTGCTAACGGCGACGGCTTTTGGATCGATGTGACTTCCGAGCGTCTGCCGCTCCGTGGCGGTGGTTGGCTCTCCGCGGCGACTGCTGGGGTGTTTGCGCTGTATTGCGTCAACACGCGCTCCCTTACGAACACGCGTTTTGGGGCCCGCCCCGCCTTTGTGCTTTGAGCCCTGAGCGATAGCGATGGGCACTCACTCTGAAGCCAGTCTGGATACCAAGTTT